TAGTCTTGGTGACGTTTATAATAGTAATATTTTAGAATGGCAAAGTGGAGTATCCCAATGTATAAACTATCAAGTAGAAGCCTAGGTAAACTAGAGGGTGTAAATCCTGTATTAGTGGATACAGTAAAACGTGCCATTGAACTGACTAAAGTAGACTTTGGCGTTATCTTTGGTGTTCGTTCCCTAGAAACTCAGAAGAAACTCTATGAGTCTGGACGCTCACAGACGATGAAGTCCAAACACCTAATACAACCTGATGGTACAGCACACGCTGTGGACCTCATGGCCTACGATGGTAGTGATCCAAGTTGGGAAATCGTGATGTACGATGACATCGCAGACGCAATGAAAGCTGCTGCAAAAGAAACAGGCGCAAAAATACGATGGGGCGCAGCATGGACTGTAGATAATATAGCTGAATGGGACAGACCAATGCAAGATGCTATGAATAATTACATAGATATAAGACGTAAATCCGGCAGAACTCCCTTCATTGATGGGCCGCATTTTGAATTGAACTAAAATATGGCAACCAAAGTAAGTAAAAAGTCTATGCCTTGCAATAAGCCAAGGCGAACACCCAAACATAAAACAAAATCACACATTGTGAAGGCTTGTGACAAGGGTAAAGAGAAAATTATACGCTTTGGTCAGCAGGGAAAGAAGGTAGGAACGGTAAAAGGGACGGCAGGTGCGCCAAAAAAGGGTGAATCCAAGACAATGAAGAACAAGCGTAAGAGTTTTAAGGCACGACACGCTAAAAATATTGCAAAAGGCAAGATGTCAGCTGCATATTGGGCAGATAAAGTAAAATGGTGAGGCTATGCCACTAACGGACAAGGGCAAAAAGATAATGAAGTCCATGAAAGATCAGTACGGCAAGAAAGAAGGCGAAAAAGTCTTCTATGCTTCACGCAACAAAGGTACAATCAAGGGTGTAGAACGAGCAAACAAGGGTAAATACATGAAAGGCAAGAATAAAAAGCCAGGATTTATCGTTATGATTGCTATCGCAGAGAAGAAAAAGAAGAAAAACAACAAAAAAGGGTAACGAGTGGCGTTTTTACAGAGTAACATCCCATACTTCAAGGCATGGGTAAGAAGAGAATATACGTGTAACTTTGAACAATATCATGGAGAGTTCTTACACGCAATGATAATAGCCGTGACGAGCATGCCAAACAGATCACTAAGTTTTCAGGTGATATTTACAGGATGCGAATCAGACGATACAGAAGAAGAAAACGTACACGGTGGAGCAATGTGGGCTAGGATGCCCATCACAGCATTGGTTGGTGACACACCTTACGAGCAATGGCCTCAAGAGTTACCACCATACGTAGCACAACCTTGGGATTGTATGTCCCACGAACATTCAGTCTACGTTTTGAATAGAGCTACTCCTGCTCCTTGGATAGCCAAGATAGACGGAGAGTTCTTCCCTGCCAAGTATTATTTCACTGTAGACTATACAGACAGTGAGATAGCTGACGACCCTGCTCAACATAAGCAAAGTCATGTGTTAGAGTTGATGGAGGCAGGAGAGTATACAGGTAACATTGTTGCGTTACCTAATAATCGAGTACGAGTAACACACCCTGCATGGTTTGAGACAGGGGAAGGAGCGCCAGACTTTAAGCCTAGCCAAAGGGTGTTCCATTCAAAACAAGAGACTGAGTACGTTTGGGATACTCAACGAGTCTTTAACAATCTATATTCAAAGGAGAAGTAACTATGGCAATGCATGCTAAAGGAAAAATGAAGAAAAAAGGTATGGCACGAGGTGGCATGAAAATGAAGAAGAAGGGTATGGCACGAGGCGGCGCAAAGATGCCAATGGCTAAAGACCCAAAGACAGGTAAGATGGTGCCAGCTTTTGCAATGGACGGCAAGGGTAAAATGAATAAAGGCGGCATGATGAAGAAAAAAGGTATGGCTCGTGGTGGCATGAAGAAAAAGGGTTATGCTAAGGGAGGAATGAAGAAGAAAGGTTATGCAGCAGGTGGCATGACTGTTGGTCAACTTAGAGCTGCAGCGAAAGCCAAAGGCTATAAAATAATGAAGGGTTAGTCAGTATGGCTAAGTCTACAGTAAACAAGGCAGGAAACTACACCAAGCCCACTATGCGAAAGGCTCTGTTTAGTCGAATCAAATCAGGGTCTAAGGGTGGTAAGCCAGGTCAGTGGAGTGCTAGAAAAGCGCAGATGCTTGCCAAGCAGTACAAAGCCAAGGGTGGTGGCTATCGCTAAAGACCCTAAGCTTGGCACAGGCAAGAAGCCTAAAGGCTCAGGTAGAAGACTCTACACTGATGAAAATCCAAAAGATACGGTGAGTATCAAATACGCAACGGTGAATGATGCAAAAGAAACTATTAAAAAAGTTAAAAGAATTAACAAACCCTATGCGAGGAAGATCCAAATACTCACCGTTCTTGAGCAACGAGCTGCTGTTCAAGGAAAAGCTGAACAATCTAGGCTTGCCAAAAAAGCAAAAGAAACATTGAGGAAACAACGTGGCACTAGCAAAAAGTCAACGTAGTCTAAAAGCATGGTCAAAGCAAAAGTGGAGAACAAAGAGTGGTAAGCCCAGTGCAAAAACTGGGGAACGATATCTTCCTGAAGCTGCAATTAAGGCTCTATCACCACAGGAGTACGCAGCGACAACTAGAGCTAAAAGAAAAGGCACAAAGGCAGGGAAGCAATTCGTCAAACAACCAAAGGGTATCGCAAAGAAAACACGAGCGTACAGGAAAGTAAAGTAAATGGTAAAAGCATGGTTCATAGTAGCAATAATGACAGGCGTATATTCAGATGGGACAAAAGATATATTCATATTCCAACATCCATCAGATCATGGACACTTCCACACTTCTGCCATGTGTTATAAATATATAGGGGACAACCCTTTTAAATTAGTTAAAGCTCTTGTCAATGAATACGGAGATAGATCACCTGAAAAGATTATGTGTGTGCCAGAAGATACTATAGAATCTTTTATGGAACAGGCTAAAACATAATGTTGTACGAGCCTACATGTGACATTTGTGGGCATCACATAGAGGATGATAGATGTGACTATTGTGGGAATACAGGCGAAAACGGTGATTGGATAAAAAAAGTTATAGAACAGGCAAGAGATCCACGGCACGATCAATCAGCCTTCAAGGATAAAAAGAAGAATGACAAAAAATCTAACTGAAAAACAACAAAAGTTTATGGCTGTCTTGTTTGATGGTGCAGGGGGAGATGTTGTTGAAGCAAAAAGACTTGCAGGATATTCAGATACGACTACAACAACGCACGTTATGCAAGGACTAAAAGAAGAAATAATGGAAGCCACTAGAGATTATATTGGTAGACTCGCACCAAAAGCAGCGGTGGCTATGGGCAATGTTCTTGTAGATCCAACAGAGCTAGGCATAAGGGACAAAATGACAGCAGCTAAAGATCTGCTAGATAGGGCAGGACATATAAAAACAGAAAAAGTAAATGTAGAATCCTCCGGTGGACTATTTGTTCTTCCTGCTAAAGAAGGTAAAAATGAGTAGAGAAGATTTAGGATACTGGACGCTACCACAGCTACAGTTTAAAGACGGAAAAAATTGGACACGAATACCTAGAGTTTCTAGAACTGTTCCGTTTGGTTATACTAAAGACCCTGAGGATGAAGACTTTCTGCTACCGGTAAAAGAAGAGTTAGATGCACTTGAGTTAGCTAAACAGCATCTAAGACAGTATAGTTACAGGTCTGTGGCTGATTGGCTGACTAAACAAACAGGCAGGTATATATCCCACACAGGCCTAAAGAAGAGAGTAAGAGTTGAGACAAGAAGGAAAAAAGCCGCTACATTTAAAAGAGAACTTGCCAGAAGGCTCGAGAAGACGCTCAAAGAAGTTCGTAAGTACGAAGAAAACAGCATCGGAAGTCACGACACAGCCGGTAGCACAGCCTAGCATAGTTCTAGACGTACAGCCACAAGAGGTTGAACAACAGGTATTATTTAAACCTAATGAAGGACCTCAGACAGATTTCTTAGCATCCTCAGAACGAGAGGTGTTATATGGTGGAGCAGCAGGAGGAGGCAAATC